GCTGAGGAGCTATCTGACACGGCTGATAGCGGTATATCAACGCTTTTGCCGTCCTTATCTTTGAAAATGACCGTGAGCTTGTCGTCGTAAACATACACCTTTGATATCATGATGTCGGCGATAGCTTTCTTGCCCTCGGTGGTGTTGATATCGGTTGCGAGGATATCATCTATAAACACGGTGATCTGCTCCACAGAGGGGACGTTGTCGGTCATCGCCTGAGACAATCGGAGGGCGGAGCTGAGCTGCTCCTTGCGCTCTTCCAGCTCCCTGACCTTATCATAAAGCAGCTGATTTCCGCCTGTCTGAGCTATGGCGTTTACCACGTTCTCAGCCTGCTTAGTGCATTCGGTCAGCTCTTTTTCCAGTTCAGCGGGCGCATACTCATTTCTGACCGTCTGCAAATACATCTGATAAATGGTCTCGGCAGTCTCCGCCTTGTCCATCTGCTCAAACGCTGACCGTGCTGCTCTGCACACCTCGTCCTCTATCAGATATTTATTTTCCAGCTTCTTGTGGCAGCCTGACTTTTTCTGCACGCCGTTACAGCGGTAATAATAGTGCTTGACCCCGTTGCGTCCTGTGCCTGACAGCCCGCTCATAGGCTCTCCGCAGTGACCGCAGTATAATTTACCCGACAAATAATAGTCGGCTTTGGCGGTGTTCTTGGCGGCTCTCTTGCGGTTGGTTATCAGCTTTTCTCTTACAGCCTCAAAAACTTCATTGGGTATCATCTGCGGTATGCCTCCTTCAATCACGATATCGTCGTATTTGTATATTCCGATGTATTTTTCATTAGCCAGCATATTGTAAAAACTGTTTGTGGTAAACGGTCTGCCTCGGCGGTTGCGGTAGCCGTGGGCATTCAGATATTCGGCTATGTCGGTGAGCCTCTCCCCCTCTGCGTACATCCTGAACACAGTTTCGGGGATAATTCGGGTCTCATCATCAATGACCAGTTTCTTGTCAACGACCTTGTAACCCAGTGGGATATGCCCTGTAGTCTGAGCCTTCATGGCGGACTGGCGCATTCCTCGGATAGTTTTTTCTCTGAGGTCGGCGCTATAATATTCATTTATAGCCTCAATTATGTGGGTCATCATCTGACCGCTGGCATCGTCCCCGAAGCTCTCCATGACGGACAGCAGCTTCACGCCGTTTTTAGCTAAAATCTGACGGTTTACGGCGCTGTCTATGGTGTTTCTGGCGAAGCGGTCAAGTTTCCACACAAGAACGCTGTCCCACTTATGCTGCGCACTATCGTGAAGCATCTGCTGAAAAGCGGGACGATCATCGTTTTTGCCTGTCATGGCTCGGTCTATGTATTCCTGCACGACTGTTATGCCGTGCTGCTTGGCGTAATTGTAGCAGTCGTAAAGTTGTCCCTCGATGGACTGCTCCGTCTGCTTGTCGGACGAATACCGGGCGTATATCACGGCGGTTTGCATATTTTTTATCACTCCTATTGATTTTTTCGTCAGGATATGATAAAATACAGATGTTGTGGAGTGTGTATTTTATACATATCCATCTCCCCTGCTTGGTGTTGGCGCACCAAGCAGGGGATTTTTTTATCCATTATTCTTATTCTTTCCGTAAAAAATCCTGCCAGCCTCAAGGTTCTTGCGATACCAGCAGCAGCGGGCGTAAAAGTTGTTTGAATGCAGGCATTTCAGCGCATCGGAGCAGGCAACGTATTTGCTGCAGCAGCCAAATTTGTCGGAAGGCTGATAATTTGTTACTGTAAAGTCTATTATCTCTGTAAGATATGGAACAAGAGTAGTACTGTTTACATCAAATTTATGGCAAAATAGCTTTCTGGTAAACTTTTCACCTGTTTCTTTATCCTTTATCGATGAAGTGTATATTCTTTCAACTGCATCTTCCGGCTTTTTTATGCAGTCCTTGCGCTGATAAAGGTACTCAACTTCTATTCGGCTTGATTTTGAATTGCTTATGCGAGTAAGTTTGAAACATCTGTCGCTTTTAACTTCTTTGAATTCAGCTTCAAGCATCAAGGGCTCCAATATCCAAACGCTGAAGCTTTTATTCCGTGAAGAGTTATTCCCTAATTCATTTTTTATAGTTTCATCACTGAGGCTATCCAATCCTTGATTTTTGGGCTTTTTATGTTCGTTCAAATCATAAACTTTTATATATTTTTTGTCGATATCTCTTTTTTTGCATACTTCTTCAATAATGTTGTTAAGTGTGTCAATTATATTTTCTGACAATGTTTCGCCGTCATTCATATCAAAAGTGAGCTGCTCCATAGTAACCTCCAATCATTTAACAGCACCAATGCTTTTCAGATATTCAAAGACTTCATGTTCACTGATGATTCGTACTTTTAAACCCTTTTGTTGATTCTCAAGAGCCTTTTTGATCTTCGTGCCGTAATTGCCGCCTGCCCATGCTCCGCTTCCGCTGCCGCCGACTACAAGATAATCTACCTTTGCAACCACCCTATCATGAAACTGTGCGCCAAGAGGAGTTAAGATATCCATAAAATCACGCTTTGTACCTATATCAAAGTCGCCTGTAAGGCAGATGAGCTTACCGTTAAAGTCGAGTTCGTTGTTTTGGCGTTCTCTTCCGGGAGCATTTGAGGCATTCTTCACAGGGTCAATAGCGTACAGCAGAACGCCAAGCAGATATTTTGCCTGAGCTATGCTTATAGGTTCGTTATTTTCAAAATGCTCTTTCACGCATTTTTCCGTTTCGGCGTAAAGCGTGTCATAAGGAAAATTACCTTTAAGGTCCTTGTTGTTTTCAAGCCATTCCCACAGCTGCCTTGCTTCGCTTTCACTGACCACATTATCTTCCACAATGTCTGCCAGCAGATCGTTAAGCTCCTGCAGGCGTTTTGTTTTGTCAGAATATTTTACTTCTCCGAAAAAGATATTGCTTTTGGGAGCGGGTACATATACAAAGTCGTCATGGGATTCATTATCAACAAATAGTTTCTGGTAAATGCAGTGCGTAGCTTCTGCATCGGACAATGCACGGTGAGCTTTGGCGTTCTCGATATTGTAATACTGACAAAGGGTGTCAAGCTTGAAATTTGGAAGAACGCTGTTTAAAGTATCATTGCATTTTGCAAGGATAAGTGTATCCGAATAATTATTTTCAAGCATAAGTCCATAATGAGTGAAGCAGGTGTCCGCAAGAACTCTTAAATCGAAAGAAGCAAGATTATGACCTATAAGGACATCATTGCCTATGAAATTCATAAAACCGGATATTATGTCATCAATAGGCGGCTTATCCGCAAGCATTTTGTTTGTGATACCTGTCAGCGCACTTATTCCGTTCGGAAGCGGCATCTGAGGGTTTACAAGCTGAGAATATTCGTCAACAATTTTTCCGTCACGTATCCTTGCGGCTCCTATCTCAATTATTCCGCTGGAAGCGCCGAGACCTGTTGTTTCAAGGTCAAGCACAACATAATCATTCAGATGGGTACGGACAAACTCTCCCGAGTAGGTAAGTTCTTCACATATTGCTGGCATTCGCATCACGTCCTATGTATTATTTTGCTAATATAGTTTTCCCCGTTCGGCAAATAATGCTGAACGGGGCTAAGATGGGACATTGTTAGTCCTTTTTGCCTGTGTTGTACATGATCTTTCCGAGCTTTTCGTTTATTTCTTTGAGAGTGCTGCTCATCTCATCGGTCTTAGCAGAAATATGTACTACAGACAGAATGAGAATGATTTGAATGATCGCCAGAAGCACAAGAACGATAATTGTTGTAGTGTTCATTGTATCCACCTCTTTTTAACATAAATATAAATTAGTGTTACGTAAAAGGGTAACACTGTATATATAATTATACCTATTTACGTAAAAAAGTCAACTGTAATTGACAAAAACAATATCTTTATTTTGAAAAACAACTATTATTGTCAAATCATCTTATCTCGCTCAGAAGAATAACAGCCCTGCCGAGTATCCGGATATCGTTAAGTTCTTCATTGACAAATACAAATGGCTCATATGCGGGATTTTCGGGGTTGAGGACAAGCTTATTCTTTTCGGGATAGTAGTACACCCGCTTCAATGTGACCTCGTTATCTATGGATACCGCAGCTATCTGACCATTTTCCACTTCTGGGCAGGACCGTATGAATACAATATCGCCGTCGTTTATGCCTGCGTTTATCATGCTGTCTCCCTCGCAGCGCAGGCAGAAATCTGCCTTTATCTCTGTAGGCAGCGATATCCATTCATCTTCCTCACGGTATATGGGTTCTCCGCAGGCTACCGCACCCACAAGGGGGACTTTGCGCATTTCGGGTATGGGCATAATGTTTGGATATTTTTCAAACAGGTTTTCAGATCTGTCTTCTGTAAATGGAATGTCGGTGCGTCCTATAAGATAATCTATTGATACTCCAAAATATTTAGAGATCAAAATGAGCTGTTCTGAGTTCGGTCTCCTTGCTCCCTTTTCATAATTCACGTATGTTGTATATGGTAAATTTAAAGCAGCTGCCATTTGGCGCATATTATAGCCTTTGCTTTCACGCAGTGTTTTTATTCTATTGCCAATCATGTGATCTGCCCCTTTCATATATTTATAATATACCCATTTTGGGGAAAAGTCAATATGAAAAATACTCATTTTGGCAATATGCCCAAATTGGGTATTTATTTTTTGTTATGATATTACTCAATCTGGGTATTGACAGTTACTCGTTTTGAGTATATAATGGAAATGTACCCAAAATGAGTAACGGCGTAAAGGAGATGAATAAATGTACCCTAATATTGAAGCTGAAAGAGCACGAAAAGGATTAACCAAAGAAGAGCTGGCTGCTGTTTTGGGCGTTGACAGAAAAACGCTCCGCAAATGGGTGAATGGCGGTAATATTCCTACCAACAAGCTTGCTGAGATGGCAAATTTCTTTGGTTGCTCTACAGATTATCTTTTGAGCACATCATCTAAGGCATAATATCAACATGATGGGCGGAAAGGAGCGGGAAATGAATGTGAAGAAATGTAAAAAGCCGCTTTGCGCTTACGGCAAAAGGGTTAAAATAGCCCTTATGGAAAAGAACCGAACACAGACGTGGCTTATAGCAGAGATCAGTAAGAAAAATCCCGATATTTATCTTGACAGTTCCTGCCTGCACAGGATCCTGACAGGAACAATCAAAAGCGGCAAGGCTATTGCTGCTATTAACGATATTCTGGGGCTTTGAAAGGAGGCGGAGCGATGGAAGAAAACATTTTAAACGCAAAAATTACATCCGCATCTTTCGGATATTGCGAACACGGCATTTTGACTTTTGAAATACATCTTAAAGCATCGGACGGCAATCACTATATGTTCGGCGGATATGCTTTAGATGAACCTATCAGCAAAAATGGCAAGCGCTATCGTATTCCTACGCAAAAAGGGTTTGAGTGCTTGACCGAAACAATGAAGACTATTGGCACTGACCACTGGGATGAGCTTGAGGGCAAATGTGTGCGAATCAAGGTGAAGGATACACGGAATTTTATCAGTATACCGGTCATTGGAAATCTCTTAGAGGATAAATGGTTTGATATAGATGCCTTTTGGAAGGCGTGAATGTCCTGAAAAGGAGCGATAGAAATGAAAAACAAATATGAAGCACTAAGGTCACTGCTCAGGGAGCGGATAACTGTTTAATCGGCAAAGCCATAAGCAGTGTTTTTAGAGGGGACACTGCCACAGGCAGCAGAGCGGTAAATATCTTTTCTTATAGCATCGTTAGTTGGCATTCGGAAGCGTGATAGGTCCTCGTGCATATTCTCGATGCGTAATTCTTGATTGAAAGGAAGTGAGAAAATGGAAGTAATTATTGAAACTGACGGTACAAATGATGTCAAAGTACAGTCAGTTACACCGTCCAAAAGAGCGTGGGAAGAACATCGCTGTGCTGAATGTCGCTACTTCCACAGGCATTATGTAGAATTAGGCGATACTGGGGCTTATATTCCTACCAATGACGGACACTGCTATCCGCCACGTGATTATGCGCACATAAAGATACAATCTTATAAAAGAACAGCCTGTATCTATTTCAAGCCTACGGAATATGAAGATTAAGGAGGCATACAAGTGAACAACTTACCGCTTATTGAGACTGACGGCGAGTATTACGCCGACAGCAGAGACGTTGCGGAGGCTATTGAAAGAGAACACAGTAAACTTCTCCGCACAATCCGTACTTACTGTGAATATCTTACTGAAGCCAAAATTGGCTTGAGTGATTTTTTCGTTCCTGCTGAGTATGAGGACAGCACAGGAAGAAAGCTCCCCTGTTATTTTATCACAAGAAAAGGTTGTGATATGATAGCCAATAAGCTTACAAGCAAAAAAGGCGTGCTTTTCACAGCGGCGTATGTATCAGCATTTGAGCAGATGAAAAATCAGCTTGAAACCGCTCAGACATCAGTTCAGCATTTCCCAGCAAAAGCCACTTCCGCAGGAGAGGTCGCAAGCCTTGTGAAGAACGTAAGGATTACAATGGAACGGCAGAACAGTTCTGCAATCAAGGTAGCAATGCAGACAGAATTGCTTTTAAAGCATTTCGGCATACCTGTCATAGCTGATTTTGTTGAAAGCTCACCTTATGAGCAGATGGCTTTGGAGTAATTATTACAGTGTAAAAATCGAAACAGCGGGAGGTGAGGGAAATGGAAGAGAAATTCAAAGTCAAAAGAGCGCCAAAGGAAGCGCCTATCGAATTTGCCCAGCTAAGGACTTACCCCGAAGCCGCCAAAATGGTTGAGGAGGTCATGCAGATCACCAACAACACCAAAGCTCAGACTGTTTATGATATGGTCAAATATGCTTATGACCATATGGAGATCATTGAGCAGTAAACTTATTATCTGTCCGGGACAGGAAGGAGATGAGGAGAAGTTGCCATACAGAACCGTTAAACCCGCTTATCCGGCACTGGAAGTAGAAATTGCCTGCAGGCAAATAAAGAAGAAAGACATAGCGAAAGCAGTTGGAATCAGCGCTGACTACCTGAGCAAAAAACTGACGGGGCGTTCAGGCTTCACACTTGATGAAGCTCTTGCAATACATGAAAAATACTTTTCAGATGTTCCGGTACAGGTACTGTTCAAAAAAAGTGGCGAAGTACATTCGCACTCCGCCAAAGAAAACTAAATTTTGCCAAGCTTACTTCTTGCTGCTCTTAGAAGATGTCTTGGTCTGAGAAAGAGCGCTTCCGGCAACTGACTTAGAAGTCTTGCTGTATCGACCATCTCTGAGAATAGTCGATGCTTTTGAAGCGACAGACGCACTTGTCTGCTTAGTGTTTGACATGAACATTCCTCCCTTCATATTAGTTTATAGCCTAATTATACTACATATAGTAATTATTGTCAATAAGATAGCTATATATGGTATTTACGAAAAACTTTGGGAGTTGTTTGTCAACCTGCACAATTTATAAAATATTAACACGTCTAAATATTATAAGAAGGAGAAATAAATATGAATGAAACCACAAAGTCCATCATCAGAGAAATGATGTCCGAAAGCGGACGCAGGATCATACTCGTGAACGAGCCAAGCCCTGAGATTATGGCAAAATGCCTCAAGCGTATCATCGACAAGAAGCTGCTTGAAGCGGCTAAGGAAAAGGCAGGTGTAAAGTAATGAGCACATACAACGTATATGTCCACCTCAGGTTCAAGGGTGGCGCATTTAACGATGTGTACAGCGTATCGGCTGGGTCGAGAGAAGCTGCCGAAGCTAAGGCAAGGGACAGGATTTTCGCTGAAAACAGTCTTGACGATCTGATTGAGGCGGTTATCACAGATGTTTGCAAGGAGTGAAATGTTATGGCAAAGAAGAAGTGTGATGCTTCTAAAAGCTCCAAAGCCGGTGAGCTTGGCATGACATACGGCAGATATGTACAGTCATCCCATTACCTCATTGACACGGCAGACGATGGATACTTTGCCCAAAAAGGAAGGAGGAAAGCAAGTGATAGCAGTAATATTTGAGGCGGCTTATCATGTCTCAGCTGTTGGCATTGTCGTTATACTCTCATTTTTCACGCTGTGCCAGTACATTGAAAACATTCGTCTTGCAAGTGAGAGCGATGACGACGAATAAAGAAAAAGCCGTGACGGCGGCAACCGTACACGGCAAAAAGATAAATAAGACAGCCTTATTATAAGGCATTTAGGAGGATTTGTCAAGTGAAAGTTTTAATAGCCTGCGAGGAAAGTCAAGCGGTATGCAAGGCGTTCCGAGCCAAAGGGCATGAAGCGTATTCAGCAGACATACAGGATTGTTCAGGCGGACACCCCGAATGGCACATCAAGGGCGATGTTCTGCCGATCATCAACGGCAATGCTGATTTTGTGACAATGGATGGCACTGCACACCGTATAGACGGCAAATGGGATTTGATTATAGCGCATCCGCCGTGTACATATCTGACGAACGTTGCCACACGCCATTATAGTTTAAAATGCACACCCGCCGAAAAGGTCGTTGAGCGTATGGAACATCGGGAAGAAGCAATAGTGTTTTTTATGCAGTGCATATTAGCCGATGCGCCAAGGATTGCTGTAGAAAATCCTATTGGGCGTATGGGCAAAGTGTACCGCAAGGCAGATCAGATCATACACCCATATATGTTTTCAGGCGGAGAAAAAGATACCGAACAGTTTGTTACCAAAGCAACGTGCCTGTGGATCAAAGGACTGCCCAAACTGCAAGCAACATATATCGGTGACAAGCCCAATAATGCAAAACTGTTTGGGACATATTCCAACGGAAAATCACGAACATGGGAAGAGACACGAAAAGCGGGAAAAGAACGGTCGAAGTGCAGAAGCAAAACCTTTCCAGGCATCGCACAGGCCATGGCTGAACAGTGGGGGTAAATCCCACAAAACAACGAACAAATGTCACTTTTTGAGGAGGAATAAAAATGATAAAAATCAACAGTCTTGAGCTTGACGACGTAAAACGCATAAGAGCGGTCAAGCTCGAGCCAACCGAAAATGGTCTTACCGTTATTGGCGGCAGAAACAATCAGGGCAAGACCTCCGTTCTCGATGCCATTGCGTGGGCGTTGGGAGGCGAAAAGTATCGTCCCTCGGGTGCAACCCGTGAAGGCTCAGCCGTACCGCCTCACCTGAAGATCAAGCTCAGCAACGGAATTGTTGTAGAACGCAGCGGAAAGAACAGTGACCTCAAAGTCATTGATGAAAGCGGCAAGAGAGGCGGACAGCAGCTTCTTAATGCTTTTATCAGCTCATTTGCACTTGACTTGCCTAAATTTATGGAATCGTCCTCAAAGGAAAAGGCAAATGTACTTTTGCAGATCATCGGTGTCGGTGATAAGCTCTTCGAGCTTGACAAGCAGGAAAGCACGCTGTATAACCGCAGGCTTGAAATAGGCCGTATCGCTGAGCAGAAAGCCAAATATGCCGCAGAGCTTCCCGAATATGAGGGCATTCCTAAGGAGCCTGTTTCTGCCTCAGAACTCATACGTCAGCAGCAGGAAATACTTGCAAGAAACGGTGAGAATCAGCGTAAGCGTGACAGAGCTGCACAGCTCAACAATGAATGCACGGTAATTGATAACCGTATTGCAGCTCTCCGTTCTCAGCTTGCCGAGCTGGAAACCAAGCGCTCCGAAATATCGGAAGATCTGAGGATCGCTGAACTTTCTGCCGCTGATCTTCACGATGAGAGCACAGAAGCACTTGAAAACAATATCCGTGATATCGAAGCAGTAAATATTAAGATCAGAAGCAACCTTGACAAGGAAAAAGCGGAAATGGACGCTAAGCAGTTCAAAGACGAGTATGACACCCTTACTGCTCAGATAAATAATATCCGAAATGACCGCTGCAAGCTTCTTGACAGTGCCGCTCTCCCTCTTCCGGGGCTTTCTGTGGAGAACGGAGAACTTACATATAACGGTGCAAAATGGGACTGCATGAGCGGTTCGGAACAGCTCAGAGTTGCTGCCGCAATAGTCCGCAAGCTTAATCCCGAATGCGGTTTTGTCCTTATGGACAAGCTTGAACAGATGGATATTGAAACGTTGAACGAGTTCGGTCAGTGGCTTGAAGCAGAAGGATTGCAGGCTATCGCTACAAGAGTTTCCACAGGTGGAGAATGCAGCATAATCATTGAGGACGGATATGTCAAAGGCACACTTCCCGAACCCCCAAAGGAAAATAAAACGTGGAAGGCAGGCACATTCTGATGAAAAGTGAAAAACTTGTTTTTAAAAGCTCGGCACGTGACTTTCCCGTAAGCGGCTTTACAAACGTGAAAATATCCAATGATTCCTATGTAAAAATTCTTGCAATAAAAAGTGCCACAAGCAAGCCTGCACAGGATATTTTAAACGAGCTTGTCGAGTATGCTCTTGATAACTCCCTCATCGAAAAGGCAGACGGTACGACCGTTTTTGCTTCCGATGTAATTGATATGATCATATGAAAGGAATGTTGATATGAACGTTAAAATTTCGAACGGCATCGTCCGCAAAAGGCAGAAGGTAGTTATTTACGGCCCCGAGGGGATAGGAAAATCCACCCTTGCAGCACAGTTCCCCAAGCCTCTTTTTATTGATACAGAGGGCAGCACGGGAAATCTCAACGTCAATCGCTTTGAGGATAAGCCAACGTCATGGACAATGCTGACGAACTACATTGAGTATGTAAAGCAGAATCCTCAGGTATGCGAAACTCTTGCTATTGACACGATGGACTGGGCGGAAAGGCTTTGCATTGAGGATATACTGAACATCTACGGCAAAAAGGGCATTGAAGATTTTGGCTACGGAAACGGCTATGTTTATGTTGCAGAGGCAATAGGACGATTTCTCAACACGCTGCAGGAACTTATTGACAAAGATATCTGTAACGTGGTACTTAACTGCCATGCTCAGCTCAAGAAATTTGAACAGCCGGACGAAGCAGGCTCATACGACCGATATGAACTTAAACTCGGCAAGAAAACAAGCTCCCAGACAGCTCCCCTCGTAAAAGAATGGGCTGATATGATCCTCTTCTGCAACTACGAAACATATGCAGTTGCCGCAGACAAGGACGGCAAGAAGTTCAAGGCACAGGGCGGCCAGCGTGTTATGTACACCACTCATCACCCCTGCTGGGACGCTAAAAACAGAGCTGACCTTCCGCCCAAGATACCCCTTGATTATGCCCAGATAGCGCACGTTATCGAACACACGCCTGCTGCAAGCTCCGCTCCTGTTCCTGCACCCACACTTGCTATTCAGGAGCCTGCCGTCGCCGTCAATACAGCTCAGGTCTCTGCACAGCCGCCGCAGACACAGACCCAGCAGACACAGCAGCCTCCTACTTCTAATGTTCAGGCTGACCTTTCTGATTTTGAAGAAGTAAGCGCCGTCAATATTCCCGATAACATTCCGAAGCCGCTACAAGATCTGATGCGCACCAACAATGTTTCCGAAGAGGATATCCGCTTTGCAGTCGCAAGCAAGGGGTATTTCCCCGAACGTATGCCTATAGCAAATTATCCGCCCGATTTCATAAACGGTGTACTTGTGGGGGCATGGGAACAGGTGTATGCAATGATAAAAGAAAACAAGAAACTGCCATTTTAAGGAGGATAACTGAATGGATAACAACTATGTTTTTGGCTGGGACGATGAGATCAACAACGAATCTTCCGATTTCGTCCTGCTTCCCGAAGGAGACTACGATTTTACTGTAGATAAATTTGAAAGAGCCCGCTTTGACGGCTCTGAAAAGATGCCTGCGTGCAATAAGGCAGTCGTAACATTTACGATATGGGGTGCTGATGACAGCATAACCATAACCGAAAACTTCCTGCTTTGCAGCAAGATGGAATGGAAGCTCTCGGCGCTTTTCCTCGCTGTAGGAATGAAAAAGCATGGTGAGCCTCTGCGTATGAACTGGGGTGCTCTTCCCGGAAGCAAGGGGAAATGCCACGTATTCATTGATACATACAAGAAAAACGATGGCTCGGAAGGGAAGTCCAACAAGATCAAAAAGTTTTATGCCTATGATGAAGATGTGCAGACAGTAAAGCCCAATGTGCAGCCCCAGAGTACATATCAGCAGCCCACACAGTATAACGCTCCTCAGGCTGGCGGCTGGCAGGCAGGTAAGTTCTGATGGAACTCAGACCATATCAGCAAGAGGCAATGGCCGCTGTTCTCAGTGAGTGGGACAGCGGCAACAGCAAAACGCTTCTGGTTCTGCCGACGGGCTGCGGTAAGACCATAGTGTTTGCAAAGATCACCGAAGAATGTGTTATTCGTGGCAAGCGTGTGCTTATCCTTGCTCACAGAGGTGAACTTCTTGAACAGGCTGCGGACAAGATAAAAAAGGCAACGGGACTTAGCTGCGCCGTCGAAAAGGCAGAGGAAAGCTGCATCGGCAGCTGGTACAGAGTTGTTGTCGGTTCTGTACAGACACTTATGCGTGAGAAACGACTTTCAGGCTTCGACCACAAGTATTTTGATACCATCATAATCGACGAGGCGCACCATTGCATTACTGACAGCTATCAGAATATTCTGAACTACTTTCCATATGCAGATGTTCTCGGCGTTACTGCCACTCCCGACAGAGGAGATATGAAAAATCTCGGACAGGTATTCAACAGCCTTGCCTATGAATATACTCTCCCCAAAGCTATCAAAGAAGGCTATCTCTCTCCTATCAAGGCCGTAACGATACCTATAAATCTTGACCTTACGGGAGTTTCAACACAGGCGGGAGATTTCAAGGCATCGGATATTGACACAGCTCTTGATCCGTACCTTTATCAAATTGCAGATGAAATGATAAACTACTGTTCCGACAGAAAAACAGTCGTATTTCTGCCGCTTGTCAAAACTTCTCAGAAATTCCGTGACATACTTAACAGCAAGGGCTTTCGTACCGCAGAGGTCAACGGCAACAGTCCCGATCGTGCCGAGATACTCCAAGACTATGCAGACAACAAATATAACGTACTGTGCAATTCTATGCTTCTTACCGAGGGCTGGGACTGCCCTGATGTTGACTGCGTTATCGTTCTCCGTCCGACAAAGGTAAGAGGTTTGTATTGTCAGATGGTAGGGCGTGGAACACGTCTTGCTCCCGGAAAAACTGAGCTGCTTTTGCTGGATTTTCTCTGGCACACCGAACGCCACGAGCTTTGCCGCCCTGCACATCTCATATGCACAGATGAAGCCGTGGCCAAAAAAATGACTGAAAAGCTTGCGGAAGAAGCGGGCTGTGCAGTCGATATCGAAGCAGCGGAACAGGCGGCATCTGAGGACGTTGTTGCTGAACGTGAGGAAGCTCTTGCGAAAAAGCTTTCAGAAATGAAAAAACGCAAACGTACCCTTGTTGACCCGCTGCAGTATGAAATGTCCATACAGGCGGCAGACCTTGCAAATTATACGCCTGCTTTCGGGTGGGAGTGTGAGCCGCCTACGGAGAAGCAAAAAAACCGTCTTGAAGCGGCGGGGATATTTCCCGATGAAGTGGAAAGCGCAGGAAAAGCCAAGCTTATACTTGACAGACTTGACAAGCGCAGATCCGAAGGGCTTACAACTCCGAAACAGATTCGCAGACTTGAAAGTATGGGCTTTAAGCACGTTGGCACATGGACACTTGAAGAGGCAAGCAAGCTTATAGGAAGAATCGCCGCCAACAACTGGCGGGTACCTAAGGACATAAACCCTGCGGAATACTCACCCGACAGCGGACAGCTTACATTCAGCGGCTTTTGCTTTTAAACAGGAGAGATCATAATGGCAGATTTAATTGAGATCCTTGACCATATAGACCCCGCTCTGCTTGATTATCAGGAGTGGGTAAATGTAGGAATGGCGCTTAAAGATGAGGGCTATTCCCCTGCTGACTGGGACAGATGGAGCAGCCGTGACAGGCTGAGATATCACAGCGGTGACTGCGAGAAAAAGTGGCAGAGCTTTAACGGTTCTGCTGCCCCTGTCACAGCAGGCACCATTATCCAGTATGCTAAAAATCAGGGGTGGCAGCCGTCAGGGAACAACGTTTGTTTCGACTGGGACGATGAAATAATTGCCGAGGAAGACTGCGTTGTTGCAGGCCACGGCACCACAGAAGGCATCAAGCTTTCGGAACCGTCCGACTGGCACCCCGGGCAGGAAATAATCCGATATCTGGAAACTCTTTTTGAGGCTTCCGAAAACGTGGGATATGTTACCGAGACCTGGGAAAAATCTGAGGACGGAAAGACAAAATATCTTCCCACAAAAGGGTCATGCACAAGGACCGCAGGCGAACTTATCGCCGAGCTTAACAGACATGGTGACGACATCGGAGCCGTTCTCGGAGACTATAATCCCGCTGCGGGAGCATGGATACGCTTCAATCCTCTCGACGGCAAGGGCGTAAAGAATGAAAATGTTACTGATTTCAGATATGCACTTGTGGAATCGGACTGTATGGCTCTGGAAGAACAGAACGCCTTTATACGTGAGCTGGAGCTTCCTGTAGCTGTTCTGGTCTATTCGGGCGGAAAGTCTGTACACGCTATCGTTAAAGTAGATGCACCCAACTACGATGAATACCGTAAGAGAGTTGATTACCTTTACACGGTATGCAGAAAAAACGGGCTTGAAATAGACAAACAAAACCGTAATCCTTCCAGACTGTCAAGGCTTCCCGGAGTTATGCGCAGCGGAAAAAAGCAGTATATCATTGATACCAACATAGGCAAAGAGAATTTTTCCGAATGGAAAGACTGGATCGAAAGTATCAATGATGATCTGCCTGACCCTGAAAATTTATCCTCACAGTGGGACGATCTTCCCGAACTTGCTCCGCCGCTTATAGAAAATGTACTGCGCCAGGGACACAAAATGCTTATTGCAGGACCGTCCAAGGCTGGAAAGTCATATGCACTCATTGAGCTCTGCGCAGCTATCGCAGAGGGTACGGAATGGCTGGGCTTTAAGTGTACGATGGGAAAAGTAATGTATGTTAATCTCGAACTTGACTCTGCAAGCTGTCTGCACCGCTTCAAAGATGTTTACACAGCTCTGAGGCTTGCCCCGGAACACATAGGCAATATTGACATATGGAACCTGAGAGGCAAATCCGTTCCTATGGACAAACTTGCCCCGAAGCTTATCCGCCGTGCTTCAAAAAAGGACTACATCGCTATAATCATCGACCCAATATACAAGATCATCACAGGCGATGAAAACAGCGCCGACCAGATGGCTCATTTCTGCAACCAGTTTGATAAGGTATGCTCAGAGGTAGGCTGTGCGGTAATATACTGTCACCATCATTCAAAGGGTGCTCAGGGCGGAAAGAGGTCTATGGACAGAGCATCAGGCTCGGGAGTTTTTGCAAGAGACCCCGATGCTCTCCTTGACCTTACACAGCTTGTGCTTACTGACGGTTTGATGAAATCCGAGGAAAATGACCTTATTTGCAAAATATGTCTTGACTGGATTGGCAGGTTTAAACCCGAACTCACTCTTCCCATTGATGACACCTTCTCTTCCTCAAAAATGAAAGACCATGCACATCGTGAACTTTCAGAGGCTTCATACAAGCTGATGTGTGCTGATATTGAGAAAGGCAAAGAAGCGCTGTCACATCGTACTGCGTGGCGAATAGAGGGCACTCTGAGAGAGTTTGCAAGCTTTGCTCCGATAAGCAGCTGGTTTGATTATCCTATTCACAGGGTCGATAAAAACGGGGCTCTCTCTGATCTAAAATATGAGGAGGAAAAGAAGCCGTGGGAAAAGGCTACCGAAAAGCGTAAAAAGAGCAGTTCAGACAACATTGACAGCTTCATTAACGCTTACAATTCGCTGTGTATTGATGATGATCTGCCTACTATGCAGGAAATATCTACACTGCTTGGCAAGCCCCTGAACACAGTCAGAGACTGGGCAAAAAAGGCAGGTTACAAAGTTAATAAAGACACAGGAAAGGTTTTCAAGTCAGATGAAACGAAAAACAAAAACTAAGATTTCGTGTTGACACGAAAACATAAAAATCCTGATTTCGTGTCCGCACGATATCATAAAACGAAGCTGATTTCGTGTCGGTACGAAATCAGAAAAATATGATTTCGTGTTGACACGACGAAATCATATATACCTTACGGTATATGTGTACACCCGTGTCCGTGTGTGGTACGGTGACCCGCTAAGGGGGCGGTCACCGATACACACCCGACCACGGACACCGCGCACAAGTCGCAAGAAAGGAGCAAACAGAAAATGATGATTCAGTTTTTTATGCCTATGCTTCCTCCGACTGTCACGGCTCAGGAGCATAAGGTCACAGTGATTCATGGCAAACCGAAATTTTATGATCCTCCCGAAGTGGCAGATGCAAAAGACAAGCTTATATCTGCTCTCTCTCAGCACTGCCCTGATCAGCAGTTCTGCGATGCGGTAAGGCTTGTGGTCAAGTGGCTGTTTCCTATAAGCGGCAGCCACCGAAACGGTGAGTACAAGACGACACGCCCGGATACAGACAATCTTCAAAAAATGCTCAAAGACTGCATGACAAAATGCGGCTTCTGGAAAGATGACGCTCTTGTGGTCTCGGAGATAGTTGAAAAATTCTGGTCGGATATTCCGGGAATATGGATACGCATTGAGGATATCTGATATGGATATTTCAAGAGTTAAATATAATCTTGGCAAAGATGTTCGGCTCAGGCTCCCAAGGCACTATGTTGATGGAAAATATCTTCTGACGGGCTGTATCATTCGCAGAAAGCCTTCCGGAGAATTTTTCTATCAGGCAGAGCTTAAAGACAAAGAATGCGGGTCGGTCATTATTGCCTCGCTTGATGATATTGATGATATTTTGGAGGTAAAAAATTATGAACGCAAATCAAATAATACGTCATCTTGAAGACCTGAAAAAAGAAGCTGAGGGTCATTTTACCGATGACGGCGACGATGAAATATTCCACCAGGACGCAGAAGCGCTGCAGGCTGCTATTGATGCGGTTAAACGCAATGAAATCATTGCTGATGCTATAAACAGTGAGATTGCGATCTGCAATCATGAAATCCGCAAGGTGGATATCGAAAAGGCGAAGGCTGAGGAACGCAGAATGAATTACGGCGACCGAAAGGTAATACTTGTGGAGCTGCTCAGAACGATAAAAGGCGGTGAAGAAGATGATTGAGATTGATGACGTTGAATCCGTCGAAAAAGCCAACAAGTTGATGAAAGCGGTACCCGTTGAATTACGGACAGCAAACGAATTTGTTGACAAGTTGCATAGACATCATGAGCATGTCCACAGGGACAAATTTCGTATAGGCTGTGCAGTTGCGGGGCAATTAGTCGGCATCGTGCAAGTCGCACGCCCAGTTTCACGAAATCTGGACGACGGAGAAACTGTCGAGGTTGTACGATTGTGCTCAGACGGTACGCCGAACGTTTGTAGTTTTTTATATGCCAGGGCTGCACGGATAGCAAAGGAAATGGGGTATAAAAAAATAATAACATATATTTTGAATACCGAAAGCGGTGTGTCGCTGCGTGCGGCAGGCTGGCACAAAGAT